GCACGGTGACGGTGACGGTCTTGCCGGTGGCCGCCTCGTTCACGCCAGCGAAGACCATCTCGAAGGTTTGCGCGCCAGTGGTCAGCGCTTCGATCACAGCCTTGGTCGGCGTTTCAGTCGGAGTCGTAGTCATGGTGCCGAACAGCACCATGGCCAGGTTCTCTGGGCTGAGGTCATGCAGCGTGGCCGTGAACTCGACCGACTCGATACGGTTGACCTGGGCGTAGGTGCCGCCGCCAGCAGTGCGGTAGTTCGGCAGCTTGATAATGTTCTCGTTGATGTTGAAGTTGAGCGCGGACACGTTGCCCACGTCGACGGCATCGCCGCCGGCTTCGGGCGTTAGGGACACGATGCCCTTGCCCATGTATGCATAGTTGGCCATGCGAGTTTTCTCCAGGCGAAAAAAAAACCCGCTCGATGGCGGGTGTGGTGTTGGGTTTGGCGCTATGGCCGGATGTTGAGAGCGAGCTGGATCGGGAGCATTACGCTTGCTGATCGCTCGCCATTGCCGGGCGGGAAATGCTCCGACGTGGAAAGCGATACCGCGGCAGTGCCGCGTGGCATCCACTGAATGGCAGGCCCTTTCGGCGTGATCAGGCATCGGATCAGGTCCAGCTCAATATCCTCCAACGCCTTGTCGTAATCATCGAGCCCGGCGTCCACCGCACCGATCACATAGAATCCTGGCGCCAGCTGGATAACGCCTGGCCCCTCGACTGGATCGCCGCCCTTGGCCTTCTGCAGGCAGATCAGCGGGAACCCAACCTTCTCTGACTCCAGCACTTCACTGAACCATCCCGTCTTGACGTTCTGCCCGGCGTTGGTCCGGTAGCCGTTCGCGACGGTGATCGTTTGCAGCCTGGCTACCAGCGCAAGCCGCGCTTGTGTGAGGATGTTCATCGGGACTCCATGCAGGCTGCGGTGATGAAATAGCCGTCGTCCGAGATGACCTCCTCGACCAGATAGCGGCAGCCGTCAAATCTAATCATTGCGCCGCGTACTGCGGTGCCTAGCTCGGCCTTGCGCCAGGTGAAGCCGGTGCTCTCGGAGCGGAACAGCCCTTCCGGGCCGTTCTGCACCATGTTGCGCTCGACCATGACGGTGACTGTCTTCGGCGGCTGGCCAGCGACAAGGTATTGCGCGCAGCCGTCGTTCAGCTTGGCTAGAACTCTCCGGTCCATGCGGTCCCGTATCGCTGACCAGCCCACGGTTTACGCCGTTACCGGATGGCCCATCGAGCCATTCAGGCGCACGACGCCAGTGCCGGAGGGGTTGGCAGCTACCTTCACGGCAACGCCGATCAGGAAGTTTCCGGTTCCGGCCACGTTGGTTGCGAGGCCGCTGGCAGCGATCAAGTACACCGGCTGGCCGACTTCCCAGGCCTGAGCGCTGGTCTTGGCGACCTCGAAGACGCCAGAAGTCTTGATCTCGACCTCTTGGCCGATAGCCGCGGCGGTGGATGCAACGCCGACCAAGCTGTTCGCGCGTACCAGCTGGCCGGAAGTGATGGCGGCGGCAGCCGCAATCGTGATCATGTCGCCGTGTTGAATGAAGTTCTTCATCGTTCCCTCCTGGGGATACAGAAAACAGAGAGGGCGCCGCATTGGGCGCCCTTGTCAGGTCACGGCGAGTTAGGCGCCAGCGTTCTTGTAGGCGCCTCGGTAGTCGATCCAGGCAGCACCGAAGACCAGGCGGGCCTTGATCTCCATGCCGTCGACTTCGAAGCCTTCGCGGGTTTCGGTGAAGACACCCTGCTCGCCTTCGAGGTAGGCGTACTCGAAGGTATCGACCAGGCCGGGAGCGGCGAACAAGTACCACTGGCTGCCAGTGATACGCGCGTCAACGATGACCTGCAGCGAAGCGTTGCGGCTGTCGTTGATGTCGGCGTTCTTGGCTGGCACATACTGCGAACTGGTGAATTGGTAGGCTTCCAGCTCCTTGTCCGGGCCGACGACGAGATATTCCGGGCCGAGGTTGAGGAAGTGACCGGCCTTCGACTTCTGCTTGCGCATTGCGGCGCGGGCGGCGGCCAGGGTAGTCGTATTGATCGCGCCAGCGCTGCCAGCAAGGTTGCCGTGGTCGGCGTGGAATACCGCCTTTCCGTCGACGAAGTTCGGGTTGCCGAGCAACAGGTTCCAGACCACATCCGACTCGGTCTGCGCGGCAGCAGCGCCCAGTGCTTGAGGAATGCGGGTCATGGCCGACAGGTCGTCGTTTACGATCGCCTCCCAGGTGATGGCAATGATCTTGCCGAACTTGCCGACCTTCAGCGGGGCGCCCTCTTCACCCAGCGAGCCATACTTGTACTCGCCGTGCTCGTTTACCTTCTCCAGCGCAGCGATATCACCCAGCGCAACGCGGGTAACTTCGCGGAAGTCGGAGACAGTGGTCTGACGGCCCAGCGGGCGCCAGGTCTGCGGAGCCAGCGCGTAGGAATCGCGCAGGGTGCGGTTGACGGTCGACCCCAGCAGGATCGGGAAGTCGGAGGTGCTGTGCATGCCAGCGGCACGAACGGCGGTGCGGTCGCAGCCCAGGGCGGCGCGTGCAATTTCCTGCGGAGTCATGCCGCGGGCGTTACCGCCAGCCAGCTCGATGGACTCGCGAGCCATGTCGATCAGGCGCATGCCACGGAATTCGCGGGCGTTGTCTTCCAGCTTGATGCTGGGGTTGCAGCGAGCGAGCAGCGCGTTTTGCATGGCGCCGCGCTTTGCAGTCACGACAGCAGCATCAACGCCGGAGGTGACGATGGTCGGCTGTGCGCTGCGGGACTCGGACTGGCCGGCCTGTTGCTTCTCGGCCAGCTTGTCGATCATGGCAGAGCTGGCTTGTGCGACTTCAACGCCGCGGCTGATCAGGTCTTCAGCGACGTCATCGCCCAGGCCTACCTTCTTGGCCATGGAACGAATGGTGCTGCAGCGCTGACGCTCGGCGACGGTTGCTTCGTTGCGAATGTCGGCCTGGCGTTGCTCATCGGCCGCGCGGTTTTCGTCGGTCATTGCGATTTCCTCTTGGGTTTCGGTGGCCGCGTCGGCCGTTTGTTCGGTTACCTGTTCAGGTTCCCGGAGTTGAAATTCAGTGTTGAATCGCTGGCCTTGATAGTCAGCGGGGGTTTTGGCGCTGCGGATGTTTGCGCCGTCGTCGAAGCCGATCGGGACGATGGACAGCTCCATGGGCTCCCAATCGATGGCCTTATATGTCGGGATTGATTCGTCATCGCTCTCGATGACCATGTATCGATGAACCGTGTACTTGACGCTGATCTTCCGCAGGATCTTGTCCTGCACATCCTGGAATATCTTTTCAGCGTCATCGCGCTTGCTGAATCGCACCAACGCGTGACCTTCTCCACCGGATATCCAGGCGCGCTCAACGACTCCAATAACGTCGTCTAAGTCGTCTGCCTTGTGGGAATTCAGCAACGGCGCGCCGTTGTTAAGTCGCCCAAGGCGCACCGCCTGCTCGGTGACTTCTAACTCTTCCATGTAGCTGCCGACGTCCCAAGCCCATCGATGGCCTTTGGCGCCGGTTGTCCAGATCAGCTCGACAGTTCTAGCCTCGACGTCAATCGATCCTTCGCGCACGGCAGCGCGCAGGCTGAGCATCGGCGTCTCAAGCGTCTTGATCGTCGCTTCCGTCATCTTCTGTGCTCTCGGTTGTGGTGGATGGCGGAGCAACGGGCTGCCCGCCTGCGGAAACCTTGCGGGCGTCGTAGTCGAACACCAGGCCGGCCTTGTCTACCTTGTCGAAGTGGCTCTTGAACCGGCCCAATACCTCGTCCGGGTCCGTGTAGCCCATCTCGCGCAGGGCGTCGTCTGGAGTGAGCAGGCCAAGGCGCATGCGCTCCTTGATGACCTTCACTTCTGAGCCCGGATCGACCATGTCGCGGCGCGGCGGCACCCACTCGGAGCCGGCGTCTTCAATCACACCGCCCGCGGTCAATGCCTGCGCCTCCATGAACCAGCGCCAGGTCGTTTCGCACATTTGCGGGATCAGCATTCGCCACTGCCAGACGTCGACACGGCGGGCGAAGTGCAGCCAGCCCATGCGTCCACTGGAGAAGTTCACGCCCTTCAGGTCACCAGTCAGCAGTTCGTAGGGGATACCCAAGCCAACAGAGACGGCGTGCAGCGCCTGCCAGGAATAGTCGCCGTACCCGTTGAAGGTCGGTGGACTGGCAAACTTGACGTCCTCGCCCATGGCCAGCTTCTGAATCATGGCCGGCTCTACCCGGTCGATCAGTGGCGGCTTGCTGTTGCTGCCGTCGCCTTCAGTGACGAAGGCAGCAAAACAGGCGGCAATCTTGGCCTGCTCCATGACCGCATCTTCCATCTCGTCGAAGTTGCGCAGACGCTGCATCACCGGAGCAAGCCAGGTGTAGCCGCGCGCCTGACCGGGCCGACGAGACAGGAAGATATGCAGCACGTCTTCAGCCGGAACACGCGAGGACTGAAGCGAGATTAGGCCAGTTGATGCGCCGGGATGCTCGCTGTACAGCCAATAGGCCGCGCGGCGACCCAGTGCGTCGAACTCGATTCCCTGAATGATCTGGTTGCCGCCGTTCTTGCCGGACTTCATCTCGTCGAGGAAGTCCGGCTCAAGAACCTGCAACTGCATCGGTACAGGCAAGCCGTCCGAACTGAAGCGGCGACGGCGACGAATCAGGCACTCGCCCGCCTCAGCCACTGTCTCCATAACCTTATGCTGCAGGCCGTAGAAGTTTTCGAGCCCATCAGCATCGCAAGCGGTCGTCTCGCCCCATGCTGCCCAGGTGTCCGATAGCTTCCGGTTCGCCCGGGTGCTCTTGGCCTTGGGTCGCGGCACGATTCCGGCGCCCACTACGTTGTCAGCGATGCCAGTAATGGCCCGCTCGGCGTATGGGTTGTTGCGTCGCATGTCTCGTGCGCGGTAGCGGAGCGTGGCCAGTGCCGGCCCGTTCTCTGCGTTAGCGTCCGATCCCGCTGCTCGCCATCCATCGTTGCGCCTGCCGCCTGCCGCCCCCTCGAAGCGCCGGGCAATCATCTCTGCTTGCAGGTCGGCGCGGGCTTTCTTCAGGCGTGACTCTGCGCGCTTCGCGGCCAGGCCGGGAAACCAGCTGTCAAACTTGCCCATATCAGTAGCCCTTAGAGAAGGATGCGAAGCTGCGACCGCCAGAGGAGTTGCTTGTGGGTTGCTGCAGGTCGCCTTCCATCAGGCGAAGCGTGCGAATCATTTCGTCAAGCGACCGATAGGTGACGCTGCGGTCGGCGTAACGCACCATCAGTTCGCCGCCTGCGATGGCTTCCTTCAGGGTGTTGTATTGCTCGATAGTGAAGGCCATCACTTTCTCCAGTAGGAGGACTGCACCCGCGGGCGCTCGTCGTTCGGTTGTGTGCCCGGGTTGCTTGGGTCGATGGCGTCGAGGTTCAGGCCAAAGCGCTGCTGACTGATCCGCAGGGCGGCCATGGCATACACCAGGCAATCCAGCGCCTCGTTGCGCTTGCCGTTGGCTTCCCAGCGATAAACGCGCTGACCGCCCGCGATCTTCAGGCGCTTGGTTTCAGCCGTTAGCTGTTTCAGTTCCGACTCGTCGCAAATGTCGTCATTGGCCGGGAAGTGGATCGCGCCGGGCTGCATGTCGCCGGCCTGGCTGCGCGCTGTGTCGATGGCTATGCGCAATCGGCTGTAGATCAGTTCCTTCGCGTTGTCCGTGCCAACTTCCGTGAGGTAAACGCCCGCCTTGGTCCGCGTGCGCGGCATGTTGGCGATTGGCTTTCCGTACTGGCTCGCACCCTTGATTGGGATAACCCAGGTCACGCCATGCTTCCGGCTCTCGGCGTACACCTCGTCGGTGTAGTGTCCGCCGGAGTCCCAGCACCAGCGCTCGACTTTCATCACCAGGCCGTCGGGCCTGGCGAACTGCCGGTGAAGTTCAAGCCCCACCTTGCGGCGCAGCTCTTCACTGGCCGGGTCGCCGTGAAGGATGAAGCGATGAACCAGCCACTTCTCCTCGCCAGCGCCGAATGCCCATACTCGGCCCTCGTAGCGGTCGTCCTGGGTATCGATGCCGCCCATCAGCGCAACAGCGCGTGCCGGGATCTGCGGGAACACCTCGCGGCGACCGTAAAGCGCTTCCCACTCAACCTTGTCACCCTCGTCTTCGTCGAAGGTTTCGCCAAGCGTGGTGTTGATGAAGGTCTTCAGCTTGTTGCGGTCGTCCTTGGCCTTGTAGAAGTCCAGAACGATGCGCCCCCATGTCGTGAACGGGCTGTATGCCGTCCAGATATGGAAGGTCACGGAGTCAGGCGTCGGGATGACCTCGCCGTCGGCGCTGAAGTAGTCGAGCCCGTCGCGGGTCCAGATGCCGGTTTTCTCGCAGATCCAGCGGCCTTTAGCGTGCTGGTCCTGCATTTCGTGCTGCTGGACGACGCAGCCGTTGTGCTCACAGACGTACCAGGCGTTTGCCGGGGCTTCCGGGTCCCACTTGATGCCGAAGGCGCAATCTTTGCCGCCCCACTTCAGGAACTGCTCGGCCTGGCAGTGAGGGCATGGCACATGCAGCCGGAACAAGTGGGGCGATTCGCTCGCCGCCGCCTCGATCTGGCAGGTGCCTTTGATCTTTGGGGTGCTGCCTCGGATCGATTTCGGAAATGTCGACCCTTCAATCCGCTTGTCACCAAGGAAGGTCGGGCTGCCTTCCTTCTCGACGTCTGGCTCAAACGCGGCAAGCTCGTCATAGATGATGGTGTCGACCGACTTCTCGCGGTAGTTCTTCGCCGCCGCGCCGCCAAGGCACCAGAGCTGCTTGCTGTGGCTGAATCGCTTGGTGTCGAGCGTGTTGTCGCGGTGTTTCTTGCCGTGCCAGGGCGCGAGCGCGTAGATGCTCGGCACGTCGCGAATCATCGTCTCGACGTGGGCCTTCATGAACCCAGCCGCGGCGCCATCAGTCGGCAGCAGCAGAAGGATGTTCCGGCGCTTGTGCTCGATCTGATAGGCAGAAGCCGCCAGCAACATCTTCGAGTAGCCGACGCGAGCCGACTTGATCACGTTGACGGTGCGGATCTCGTCGTTGCCCATCGCGTTCAGGATGGCGACTTGGAACGGCAGCGTCTCCCAGCGGCCTTCCTGGTAGGACGATTCGCTGGACAGGTAGAAGTTTTCATCAGCCCATTCGACGGGCGTCATTGGCACCGGGCGCGACAGCGGAACCAGGCCGAGACGAATAGCCCCGGCCAGTTCGTCAATCTGTGGCGTCGATAAATTCATTGAGCAATCCAGGCAGGCGTTCATCTAGGGTCGCCGCCCGGTTGCGTGCCTTGGCCAGCTCTCGCTGTACCGATTCGATGTGGCGAACCTCAAGATCAGGGTGGCGGCGCTTCAGCGTCAGCGGCAGCGTGTCGAGAATCGAGCCGATCTCAGCGGCCAGGCGGGCCAGCACAAACGTCGCAATCTCGGTCGGGACCGACTTGCGCTTGGTAATGTCGTTTTTCAGTTCCTGCCCTTCCGCCTGGGCAGCAGTGAGGCGAAGTCGCTCTTGCTCAAGGCGCTTGGCGGTGTCTGCGTCCGATTGATCATCCGCAGCAGGCGCTTCCGCTCGCACCTGGCCATTAGCTAAGCCCCGCAGATAACGGATGTAAGCCAGGCGGCAAGCATCAATATCCAATCCGCCCGCGCCTTTAGAGCTAGGCAGGACGCCGTCTGACACCAGATTGCGGATCTGTCTGTCGCTCAGATCGAGGTGCGATGCGACTTCGACTTGAGTTGCCATGTTTGATCGCCCTGGAACCGGAAGCGGGTGCTCTGGAAAAAGTTCGTATGAAGCTAAAGGTCGGGGCGCGAATTACCCGTACCGGCCCACCCCCTCCGGAGGACCCAATGCCACTCCCCCCTGGTCATCACCTCGCAGTCCGCATTGCCTTGGCATAGGCCTTCTCGAACTCGTCAACCAGATGGCGCTTAACCACCTTGTCGCCTATTCCGTAGAAGTCGAGCCGCCTGCTGTATGAGGGCTGCCTAGTGAACGCTAGGAGGATGTGCATGCGGTTGCGGCTAGTGCGCTCTGCAATGCCAATGGGCGTGCTCCCTCGCTTCATTACGAAGTAGCGCTTGGCATTACCCTTGGCTCGACTGCGCTTACTGCCTGTGGCGTTGGCGCTGTAGCCTTGCTCTGCGAACCCACCCACTCCTGAGAGAGCCTTAGTGATGGCTCCCTTGGTCATGTTGCCGAACCGATCGAGCTTGGCTCCTTTGCCTGGCACGATGAAGCGGCCGGATGGCAGCACGCCCTTCTGTCTCAGATTGCGTTCGCTTGCCTTCTCTGGGCGCGGACCGCCTTCGATCTCAGGGTTGAGCCACTTGGTAGCAGGGGCAGACTTGTCCGCCTCGTTCTTCATCTCTACCCGGGCAACCAGACGATCTCGCTTGGCTGGTAGCAGGCGCAGACTGTTGAGCGTCCATCGAGTAGGCCGATCGAAGACAGACCTCATCTCCTTCTCGACAGCCCCTTTCGCAAGCTGAGCAGTACGGGTGAGGGCCACTGCTGCTGCGAACCTGACCTGCTTATCGGCCTTGGCTAACGCCTCGCTGGCCGCCTTTGCGCCTTCGAGAGTGACCTTGATCATCCTTACCCCTCCACAGCATCCACGCCTCTCTCACGCACAACCAGGCGATCCAGGCGGATAGGTAGGCGATCAGGGCTAA